TAGCAAACTCTTCAGCATTTAATTTACCTTTAGTTCCATCAGGAGATGTATATAGTACATTACTCTTAGTAAGAGCTAATGTATCGTCAAAGTCAAATACTCTAATTTTTTTAACAGGCTGATTTAATGAATTAGCTAATTCTAAAGCTTGATCCATTTTATTAAAATCACTTAGTATATCCTCATTAGTTTTTGAAAACTGCTGGCCTTTATTAGCAGGCGTTTGAACTCCGGATTGTAAAGCCTCTTCATTATTTAGTACTCTAGATTCTTCTACAGTTTTTTCTAATTGTATAGGTTGACCGTAAGTGGTTTCGTCAGATATATCATACAAAGACATTGGGAACCTACTTTTATCTGAATATCTACCTGTTTCACTTAAAGCAAAATCTCCTGCTTTTCTAATAGCCGGTGAAGTTCTTAAATATAGTTCTTTACCATCTTTCCTATTAACTAACGTATCAAAGTTATAAGGAATTATAGCACTGTGGTATTGATCTAATTCTGAATCAAATAAATCCATAGAAGCCTTGTCATTTCCTAGTATAGCATTGAAAGCAGCTAGCTTAACTCTATTTCCAGGTACAGTGTGCTCTAAAACAAATGGATCTTCAATATATTTAGGACTACCGTCTTTATTTTTACCTCTTTTTATTTTAGGTAATTTAAATATTTTCTTTAAGTCTGCTTTAGTATTATTAGGTATAAACCTAACATCTGAAGCTAACTTACCTAAACCGTCCATTCTAGCAAACTGTAAATCTATAAATACTGAAGCTGCTTGTGGTGTTATTTTATTTTCAGATCTAAGAGAAGCCATTTTTTTAACAACTACATCTAATATTTCTTTAGCTCTTAAGCCATCAGGTTGTATTTCATTTTTAACAAATTTAGCTCTTTTTTCTAAAGGTAAATCATCAAAAAACTTTACTCCATATTCTTTTTGTTGCTTTTTACTTAGTTTTTGATTGTACCAAGAGTCATGTGCGAATACTTGTTTATTTATCTTTTCACTACTATCTATACCAGCATTAGCATTAGCATCTGTAGCGCTTCCAAATATGCCTTGTCTAATATTTCCTTCATCTATAAAAACTTCTCCTTCATTTAACTTTATAGATGGAGCTTTTTTATTATCCTTCAACTTGAATCTACCCATTTTATAGGATCCTACTAAAGCTGGTAGTATATACTTAGATATTTCGGCGTCTGTAATAGCTCTTTTAGAATTACCTTTCTCATCTACAACTTCTTCTAACTTTAGTTCATCAATAAGTGTTACTATATCACTTCTTAAAATATTTATATTATCTATATCTTTGTAAGCTTCAATACCTGTTTTTATATCTATTTTTCTAGCTTTTGCTATTTGTTTTAAAGTAGAATATACACCAATATTAACTTCTTCAAGTTGTATTTTAAGAGCTTTTTTTACGTAATCTTTCCAACTTTCTTTAGGGTCAAACTCCCTTTGAAACTCATCACCTATTGTTCTTAAATTCTTTCTACTAAGTAAAGTTTTTAATTTACTGCTAGCTGTATTTACTAAAGCACTGGCAAACCACGCAGAATTACCTTGTTTTCTTAAAAGATCTGCATTTTCTAAAAACGTTTCAGATGACATATCTTCAGCTAAAAGTACTTGAACAATTTTATCTTGATTTTTAGCTGTTCTACTAAACAATTGAGGTGGTATACCATCTCTAAGAGTTCTTAATGCTTCTATAGCTTCGCCATCTTGTATTAATTGTTCTCTAATTTCTTGACTAGATATTACTTGATCAAAGTTTCTTACAAAACCTTTTAATATATCACTTACGCCACCTTTTTTAGAGGGAACTTTTTGATTCCAATTGTTTTGATCTTTACCTGTAATACCAAAAGCTTCTTTAAATTCAATGTCTGATATATTAGGTTTTTTAATTTGAACTTCTAAACCAGCTCCAGTTTTAGATCTAACACTACGTTTGTTGTAAAATTTTTCTAATAATTTATTTACAACACCTGTAGCTTTAAAATCACTAGTATATCCTTCAATTAAAGAAACTTTAGCTACATCCGTGTTTGAATTAATAAATTTTTGTATAGCTAACATTTCAGCTTTATTAAGATCAGAGTTTTTACTTATCTTATTAAATATGGACTTGCCTAGCTCTTCATCTCTACCTATCATTATAGATAACTCTTCAAGAGCTGTGCCTTTTAATTGCTTTATGTTTTTAGCTTTTAATGATTTAGCTTTTGATCTAATAGATTTAACTACCTTGTCTATATCGTAAACTTTAGGTAACTTCTCTCTAACTTTAATACCTTCTCTCTCATCTTGTCTTACTTCTCTTTCAGTTCTAGTGTCTCTCGATGTTTCTTCTTCAGCTGCTATCTGCTTTGTATCTTCTGTTATTCTTATAGTTTGATCTTCGGCTGATCTAACACCTAACTCTGTAGCTAATGTTTTTAACTCTAACATACCTTTATTAGCAATATACTGATTAAAAGGCTGTCTAGTTCCATTCCACTTTTTAATCCATTTTGATCCTAATATGCTATTTTTAGCAGAGTCTACATAAGACTTTCTTGTAATACCTGCTTCTTCTAAAATGTTTTTAGGTATTTTACTACCGTAAGAATTCCAAGCAGCTCCAGCAACTCTACCAGCTATTTTTTCAACTTGATCAGCTTTTATTACTTCAGCGTCTTCACCAACACTTTTTAACTCTTGTATTTTAGCTGGACTTTTAGAAAACTTTTTACCACCAGCCTCTGCTTCTTCTGTACCTAGTTCAGATATAGCTTCACTAAGTTTACCTTCTTTAACACTTTTATTATATTCTCTTAAGAAATTATATACATCTTTACCTGTTTCAAACTTGATCTTAGCAAAACCTGCTTTACGCAATATAGGTGTTAAAAAATCTTTTAATTTAGTAAATACATTTTCATCGTAAGCTATTTCTTTCTTAGCTACAGCATCAGAAAATAAAGTCAATGCCTCGTCAGGGTTTTGTGTCAAGTAATCGTCTGAATAAAGTCTATTACCTTTTTCATCTACCGCTTGCAGCTTACTATCAAGAACACTTAATTGGTTTTCGTTTAGCTGGCTTTTAAATTCTTGTACTAATTTAGTAGCATTTTTACCTTTTAACTCTTTATTAAGTATACCATGTAATAACTCGTGGCTACCAACAGATACAGCACCTGTTTCTTGAGCTACTTCTTCATTAATATATATAATTCCATCTTGTATAAAACCATCTGCCTCAGCTTCTGTTTTTCCAAATCTATCACCAAATTCTTTTTTAGAACCTACAGCTTCTGTTTTTAAACCAAACTTTTTACCTTCTGTTTCTGCAAATTTAACACTTTCAGCTACTTGAACCTTTCTATCTTCTTTAAATACATCACTTATAGTAGAACTTACCTCTTCTAATCTAGCGTCTATTTCTTTAATTCTTTTTTCTTGAGTTTTAGTTAAACTAGACTCATTAACTGCTTTTCTTTCGCCATCAAGAATTTCTTTTTCTTTTAATAATGCAACTACCTCAACCTCGTTTTCTCCTTTTAAATTTGCTCTTTTAGCTTTATTAGTAGCCGATTGTGTAGCTCTAAAATTCTTTTTAATAGCTTCTCCTTGCTCAGGAGTTATTTGAGTATTTTTAACTTGAGTATCTACTTGTTCATCTAATATCTTAGTAGAATTTTTTATTTGAGATATATTTAAATCAGCTTCAGTTACATTGGTTGACGGATCAAAAGCTTCAACTAAATTTTTGAATTCAGTATTTTTTAATTGATTATTTATTTTAACTCTATCAATGTTTGTGTTTATATTAAGCAATTGTTGCCCAGCAGTTAATGGTGCACTTCCTAATCCTGCAAAAGCTTCAAAACCTATTTCAGCTATGTCCATCTCTTGACCAGCCACCGCTCTACCAGCAACCTCACCTAAGCCACCACCCGCTATTTCTACAGCTCCTGTGGCTGCAGCACCAACTAAAGGTGCAGATCTAAAACCTGCGGAGGCTATTTTACCACCAACACCTTTTGCTAAACCCATGGTAGCAACTTCAACAGCTCCAATAGCTAAACCTCTACCACCAGCTTTTACTCTTAGATCATGCAATTTTTCTGGATCATCTAATATCGCTCTAATTTTTTCTTTTGTTAAATCACCACCTGCCTCTTCTTGTAATAACTCAGCAAATGTTAAACCAGTCTCCATAGCTGTCATACTACCAGTCATTAATCCAGTAATAGCACCAGCAACATTTCCAACAATAGGAACTGCAGTACCCACACCAAAACCAACAGCTCCAGCAGCAGCACTAGCCGCAGCCACTTGCTCAGATGTTCTTATAGAATTTAGTTGCCCAGATATAGAACTAACTAACATAGATGTTAAAGTTGTTGGATTATTCCAAGCACCTATTACAAAACCAGCCCATCCTCCACCTTCTTCTTCATATATCTTATTAAAAGATTTCATCTCGTCAGACTCCATACTTACTTCTGCAAGATTTTTATTAGCTTCTACAAACTTTAAAATTTCTTCATCTGTAGATTCACTTCCTTCATAGAATATATCTAAACTAGGATCAACTGATTTAGCTTGTTCTACACCTTGAGTCCAAGCCCTAGATATGTCACCAAAGAAATCTGTTACTGCATTTTTTCCAATACCAGGTATTTTTTCAATTGCAGTAAGTTTTTCACCTGACTCTTCTTCATCTTCTTTAATAGGTTCAATTTCAGTTTCTTCACTTATTATTAAATCATCTATACTATTAGTTTCTTCTACAACTTCTTCTACAGTGTCTTCTATTATTAAATCCTCTATACCGCTTTCTTGCATAATGTGTTATTTAATTTTAGATAATTTATTTTTACCGTCTATAGTTACTATCTTGTATCTAGCGCCATTGTAAACTACTGTATCCCCTTCATTTAATTTTTCGACGTCTTCTGCTTTTTTAACTTCTATTTCAGAAATACTTCCACCTCCTTGACCACGTGGAGCAGCGCTATTTACACTATTACCACTTTTAGGCTTTTGAGATCCAGGTCCTATGTATATAGGGTTTGGATAAGTTCTTCCGTTATGTTTAAAAGTCTTTTGATCTCCAGTAGGTTTTGGATTTACAGATTTATAAGCAGCTACAGCAGCTTCATTTCTACGTCCAGCATATATAGTTTGTTGATCTAAGTTAATACTTCCTTCATCAGCTAACGCAGCTCTTATACCTTCAGCAGTATTAGTTCCTGGAATTACATCACCTTGCTCGTCGATTATAGAACCTATAACTAATTCATTGTTTTTAGCTAATTCACTAGCAAATTTTGTTTTTTCTTCTTTAGTGTCTAGGTCATTGTATTCATCAAACTTATCATCATCCATAATACCTACTATATAGGTCTCGTCAATAACACTATAAGTTTTACCAACTGGATTAACTTCTGTTAAGGCGGCAGCTATTTCATTAGGATTACCAACTAACTCATTTGATTTTTCAGCATAAACATTATACCTTTGCTCTCTAGCTTGGTCAGTTAGGTTTGACTTTGTTGATCCAGTGTTTCCACTTCCAGGTTTTTTATACTTAGATCTACCAATAACCATTTTAACTCCGTCAACAGCAGCATTATCCTCAAGAGACTTATTAGCCATCCATATAGCTGCTTTTTCTCTTTGAGCTTTTATATTTAAATCAGTTTCAGACGCTGTAGAACCTTCCACATCCATCCAGTCGCTGTCTTCCCCCATCAAATCAGCCCAAACGCTTTGCATTCGTTCTTCATCATCTAAAATTCCTTTAAATTGATTAGCGTTAACCATTGAATCAACAGCTTTTTTTCTTTGTTCGCTAGTCATAAATTTAGTAGTAACCTCTTGATCTCCTACTTTTTTATTTTCAAACATAATTAAATCAGCATTATCTTTACCTCCAGGCTTAACAATATTATCATAAGCTACTTTTAAAGATTCAGATACATCAGGTACTTTTTTAAAATATTCTATACCGCTATTTTCTAAATTCAAAAGCTCTGTAACATTAATCATTGCTTCTTCTTTATCACCTGATTTAGGTCTAAAAAGTACTAATTCTCCTTTATTGTCTACTAAATTAACATCTCCTCCTTGAATTAAATCTAATAACAACTCTTGTTGATTTGTTGGAACTCTAGAGCTTATAGAACCAGGTTGTCCAGGCGGTATTTTTAAAGCTTCTTGTAATTGTTTAGCTTGTGCTGTTATTGGAACAACAGCATCTTTAAATTGTGTAACTTGATTATTTAAATAAGACAAAGTTCTATTGCCTTCCATTTGAGAAACAGAACCATCTTTCATGCCTTGTTTTATTTTAAAATATTTTTCCACTTGCCCATCAAAAAAACTATTTAAATTTTTATCAAATGTACCGTAACCAGTTTCTTTAATACCAGCAACTTTATCAAACATAGCTCTTTGCTCAGTATTTTGTGCTGCAAACAATTGCTCTTGACTTTGTCTTTGCAAAATATTATTAGCTATTATTTTTGCTGAATTTTTGTCAATTTCATTATTAAAACTTTTATTTCTTTCAACGAAATCATCAAACAAGCCATTAGTTACTTTTTGAGGATTTGCATAAGCACCTTGCTTTCTTCTAGCTGAAGGTAAACCTCCTGAATATGTTTGAACTTTAACTGCCATTATATTTTTATTTAATTATTATTAACCCACGCTACCTATGGGAATTCCTGAGGTGTTAGCTCCACCTAACCCAGGTACAAGACCAGAAGTTACTGCACTTGAGGCAAAATTACCGGTGGCTGATACTATTTGTGCGTTAGCAGCGGCTTTAGCTTGTTGAGCTTGTCTTTCTAAGCCTTCAGCATTATCTTTGTCAACTTGAAGCTGATTTAACTTAGCATCGTCTCTTGACTCTTGAGCGTTGAATTTAAATGCTTCACCTTGAGCTTTAAGCTGAGAAACTTGATTAGCACCTTGTGCTCTAGCTTCGTTATTAGCTTGTTCTTGTTTTTGTATGCTAGCGGAAATACCTCTTTTACTTTGCAATGCCGCTTGTGCTAAAGCAGTTGCTCCACCAGCACCACCACCAGTGGCCATTATAGTGTCTAAAGTATTTGCCAAGGCTATATCAGCTTCTTCTGCTTCAAATTCAGAAGCTTGAGTTGATACTCCTATATTTTCAAATTCATTTGCCATATCCCCGTATGGGTTTATAACTTCTTGCCTGTTTCTTTCTAATTCAGACATAGCAGCTTTTGCATCAGCTGCTTTTTGAGCTTGTGATTTCATCTCATCTCTAGCTCTGTTTTTTTCCATTTGAGCTTGAGTGATTTTTGTAGCTGCTGTTATTCCGCCTACTACTAACGCTGCTGTTAATACTCCCATATTTTTATTTTAATATTTTTACTAATTCATGAGATGGTTTTTTATCATATCCCCAACCCAATTTCTTGTGCGTTTCTATTAATTTTTTGTGTTGTATTACTGAAAAAAAATATTTATAACCTAAAGACTTTACTTTTTCTTCAGCATTAGTTATAAGAAGCTCTATAGCGTCTTCTCTGTCATCTTCTCTATATTCTGGATTAGATATAATCCATTCTAATAAAGCTGTTTTAGAGTTTGTTAAATAAATAAAGCCTGCAACTATAGGTTTATTATTTTTTTCAATAATTAATCCTCCTGTACCATTTTCAGGTAAAAAATCTTTTACTGGCGTATCCCATTCAGGCCAATTATTCCACCAAGATACTAATACATCCCAGTCTTTTTCTTTTAATTCTCTTATATTCAATTATATTTAATTTAAAATGAAGAAACAACAAACTCAGTAGAAGAAGACCATAACTCTTTAGGTCCACCTATTTCAGTTGTTTCATCTGTTTCTATTGTTACAGTAGCAAAATAACCTTTTATACCTGTCATTTGTGAACCAAATATTATTTCACCAGCCCTAGCTGTGGAATTAGAAATTAAATTAGCTACATAATTATTTTCTTTTCTTGAAAACCCAGCTCTTAATGGCTGTCCAGTTACGGTGTCAGTATACAAGCCTTCGCTGTAGCTTTTAACAGAAACACCAGGAGGAGTAGGTGTTGTGGAGTCTTGATTCTGTACATAACTACCTGGCACAAGTGGATTAATGTTGTCAAATCCTTCAAAACCAGAAACAAAAGAATCAACTTCCCATCCATTGCTGCCTTTATAAGATATTGTTTTAAAGTTTTTTACTATAGAAGATTGTTGGTTAAACACAAAAGTAACACTAGACGGTTTTCTAACTCCATAAAACAAACCTCTGTTATTAACTGTTGAGCTATCGTTATGAATATACAGGTTATTGTCATTAAAAGAATAAAATTTATTTTTTAAACTAGTTATAAAAGTAGGTTTATATGTTAAAAAACTAACCCATCCGTTTATTTTCTCGTCAAATGCTAGTGTACTAAAAGTACTTTCATCAGAGCTTGTTAAATATGGATTTTTTTGAATAGATATCACATAGTTTTGGTTCCATATATCCCATCCACCTTTTATTTCTCCTTTAATAAAATTATAAAATCTTATTTTCACTACAGCACTACCTGGATTAGGCACAACTATTGAAGAAGAGTAAGTAATTAAAGTTTTATTATTAGAATCATTTTGTATGTCAACAATTCTTCCAGGTATTTCAATGTAATTTAAACCATTGTCTAAACTATAAGAAAATATAAAACCAATACCTAGAGTTCCTGTAATATCATTAGTGACTGCTGTTAATTGATTTGAGTTAACACTAGTAGTGGAAGTATGAGTACCAATATCTACATTGTTTATTATTAAATTTTCACTTATTTCAGCTAAACTATCTCTAAAATAGTCTTGCATGCCATAAGAACTTATTTCAGTAAGACCATCATTTGATAATCTCATCACAGCATTTCTATTTTTATCAGAAAAATATTTTCTATAACCGTACTTAGCAAATGATTCTGGATTTTTACTTATACCGTATTCTCCTTTATAAGGAACTATTTGACCTATAACAATCGTACCGGCTTGTGTTTGGGTACCACCTTCAGATGTGTATATAGTATCTTTATCTATCAAAGCTCTGCTTATTTTATTTTCTTGAAATACGATCAAATTAGTATCTTCAGCATAGGTCAACTGTATAGATCCATTAACTGGATCTGCAGATCTTGTTAAAGCATCTCCAACAGAAAACACGTTTGTTTGATTTAAACCAGTTTTAGAATTATATATACCTGAGTATATTAAAGAATTAAATCTATGCTGCTGTAATGGCTCTTCTTCATTTAAATAAGCTTTTACTCCGTAATCTGTTGAAACATTATTAAAACCGCCTCTTATTCTTGACTCTTCAATAAAAAAATTAGCATTACCAACTTCAGCGCTACCCTGAGTATTTTTAGTTGGACCATCTCCACCAAAAGTTATAGGAGCAATGTTTCCATCGCTTAAAAGGCCAGGATAAGCTTTACCAGGGTGATAATTTGCTACAAATTGAGTTGTTAACCAGCTTTCACTTTGCCTGTTTGTTAGAGATGTACAAACTTTTTTTAATGTATAAGAATTAAAATATTCTACTTCTATTATTGCTGCCATAATTTATTATCACTTATTTTTATTAATATTTCCTAAAATTAAACAACTCCAGGATTAACTAATTTAACTGTAAAAGAATCTGATAACGTAGTTAAACCACCAAACTTACCATTAAAGTCAGTAATTCTTAATTTAAGAGGATCGCTTGTTATGTCTGGTAAATATCCATTTGGGTATCCAGCACTTCCCCATGCGCTAACTGGTATTTCACATCTCCAAGCTAATTGATCTCCCTGATTTCCATAAAGGCCTCCACCACCTTGTTCAAAAACTAAATTATCATATTTTAAACCTGTTGACGCATATACAACTTCTCCTATCATTTGCCTGTGCTTGGTGACATTACCAGCAGAAGCTGAACCATTTTCAATAGCTTCTCTTGGCAGTCCAAACACAATTGGAACACTAATAGACCCATTTTGAAATGGATTATCTGGAAAACCACTAACTAAATTAATAGGTGGAGGCTGGATAGTGAAAGAAGGTGCTATATTTGTTAGCAAGCCTCTGTTTATTATAGTATAAACTTGAGGTTGAAATGGCGGATTAGCAAGTTTTGAAGTAGCTTTTACTCTAAAAGTAAAAACATTTTGTTCATTATTTGATGCGACAGCCAAAGCAGTTGAAGAGTATAAAAATCCAAAATATGAACCATTAAGAGAACTAATCCCAGATGTTTTTATTACAAAACTAGAGCCTACAGTCTGTAATTTAAATTTAAATGTTTGATTACTACCATTTCCATTTAAAACATCTAAAAGTTCTAAGTCAACATCATTAAAAGGTATAACTGTTCCAAAAGTATCTACAACTTCAAAAGTATTTGTTATGTTAGAGTCTGTAGGCACATTTTCTTTTAAGTCAAAGTAAATTACTTGTCCCAATGCCGTGTTATTGCCGCTTGAATCCTTTACTCCTCCTGGAGTTCCGTCAAGATCATTAGTATCGTTTTCTATTGCGTTGTTTAAATCTGATATTAAACCAGAGGTTGAAGTTTCCCAATATATATCAATTGCAGACTCAGGTGGTTTAACTTCTAAAACACCAAAAGCGTTATAACCCACTTCTTCTGTAATTCTAAAGGGCGGATTAGTACTTGATCCACCAAAAATAGGATTATCAAAAGCAGCTCCAATTAAATTAGAATTAGTACTTAGTTTCCCTACAACTGGATTACTCTTAGCATTATAAACTCCAAAAGCTTCTGGCGGTCCCGAAGCTAAGTCAGTATTTGTTATGGCCCATTCTGCCTCTACATATAATCTTTTAGATATGCCAATGCAAGGATCTCCAAACAACTGGTCACTAGCATATAGTTCAACTTGATTTTTGCCTACTATTAGGCTGTCTATTATTTCATAAGGAGATTTTCCAACAAATTGAGGCTCTTGAACAGAAGAAGTTGTTAAAGCAGTTGAATTGCATGTACCAAGTACAAATGCACCACAGCTCCCTTCTGGTGTTCCATAACTAACAAATAATGCTCTAGTAAATACAGCACCTGGTGGAGCAATAAGCCATTCTGTCTCTGCTTCACTTTTTGGAATATTATTTAATGTTTGGTTAATTTGAACACAAGAAGTTCCAGTTTGAAAAACTGTATTTAATGATAAGTCAGTTAACTTTCCTAAAGTAGGTACAGTACAAAAATTAGTTCCTAAATTATATTGAATACTCCAAGCTGTCCAATCATACCAAGGCGGAGAGCGAAAAGGCTGTGCCGTACTGTTTTCCGTATTTATATTAGGCACCCAAGTTGAAGTCGCAACTCTTGGGTATAATATAGTGTCACTAGTTCTGAATTGAGTTTGTTGAGGTTGGACTTGTGCTAAATCTGCAGGTATTTTATTTATATTATCACTAATTAAAGTTATATAGCTAGAACTAGAAGATGCTGTAAGACCTGGCCTAGCAATATTAGCCCTAGGTTCGCCACTAAGTATTCCAGGAACATAAGCGTTGTAATAATCTTGTTGAGCTTGCTTTACTACAACTTTATATGAATACCAACCTAGCTCGTTGCGGTCTGATAATATATTTATTGAAGGTCCAATACCTCCTATAATTGATAAATCAGCACCAGGATCTGTTTGAATTGTTTTGTTAGACGCGTTTATAGATGTTATAATATTATTAAATACACTGCCAGAAAGATCTCTACCTGAAACGATTTGTCCAACAGATATTTCATTATTCCAACTTGAAAGAGTGTAAACATCAGCAGCTCCTCCTGTAGATGCTTGAGAAACAACATTTACTTTTATTATTCCATCAGAGTATAAACCAGGATATCCACCTGCATAATCAACTACATTAGGTATCTTATCTTCAAAAAGAATTTTTAAAGAATTACCAAACCACTTAAATGGATTAACATCTTCATATGGCGCATATATTGTAGATCCTGAAAATGAAATACCATTTTTAATAACTTTTTCGTTACCAATGGAAGAAAGTATAACGTCAGATTGTCTACCATATTTGTCTGAAAGTACTATTCCAACTTGATAAGTTCTATTTTGTTTTAAAGTGTGATTAGGGTATTGAGACTTAGAACCTGTACTAATTAAACTAGAGGTTTTTGTTGTTGGAGAAGAAGCATCGCATTTGCTAGATACACCTACACCAAAATCTAAAGTTAATGGAGGTGTTTGTCTATCAAAAAAATTACCATAAATTATTCTGTTACCAGAAGAAGATTGAGTCTTTGCTCTAACAGGTATTTTGTCGTAAACTCTAGTTATATCTTTAGCTGGCAAAACTTTTGTTGGTCTTCTTGATTGGTAGTCGTATTTTAAAATATTACTTGAATTAGTAATTAAACTAGGGTCTGTTGTGGAAATAGTATCTAAAACTTTTACTGCTAAACCATTAGACTCTTTATATAATATGTCTATTTCAATAATTTTTAATTCTGAATTTAATTTATTAACGCTAGTTGGCGTAGTTATATTTATACCTACCTCATTTACTTTATTTTCAAAAAATGAAACAATAGAACTAGATCCAATTTCACACTCTTGAGACAATAAAAAAGCATTGGTTTGGGTATCTACCGGGTTTCCTGCGTTAGACTGCTTTGTAGGTACAGACAATATATAGCCATCTTGCTTTGGTATAAAAGCTGGTTGAGTAAAAGGAGAAATAAGAGAATATTCGCCGTCATCAAACTTGTATCTATAACCAAATCTAACAAATTTATCTTTTAAAAAATCAGAGTCTCCAACAAAATTTGCATTGTAATATGGGTTTTGCTCGTGAAACATTATTTGCGCGGTAGCCGGGTTTGGCGGCGCTGGGTTACCGGGTATTAGCTCACCTAACAAGGCATTAGAATTTATTTTTTGATTAAGAGAAAGTTGAATTTCACTACCTCCTAATGCTTGCCTAGATAATATATAAGTATTTTCTGGTATAGCACTACCACAAGATATTTTCATACCCGGTTTAATGAGATCAAGCGCATCGGACTGGCTTGTGATAGCTCCAAAATCTCTAACTGTAAATAGGAAAGTACCAGCCGCGGGGTTTGTAGTACCACCAATACCTGTTCTTAACAATGAAAATGAAGGTGGCAGCCATTCTTCAGTTCTATTAACCATTGAGCTATCAATAAAAGTTATTGAACTATTTACATTACTAATACTCACTGTTAATCCTGTAATTAAATTAATAGCAGATACCTCAAGGCTAGATGAGTCTATTATTTTAAGCACTTGAATATTAACATTGTCAGGTTGATTTTGAAACTGCAAATACATTCCTTCTGTTAAACCAGAAGTTCCTAATAATCCTACAATTGTGAAAACATTATTATTTATACTACCGTTTCTTACTGTAGTATTATGTAAAAAAGGAGCATTATAAGGGAAATATTTTGCAACAGATATTTGATCAGAATTAGTATAGTAAGGCGATGTTGAATTAGCATCACTAGACATTGCTCTATTAATATTTATTTTTCTAGGTTGATTTCTATTGTCTGTCCAAAAAAGTAAATCTTCTATCAAGTCTATACCAAGCACATTGTGAGTAGTTGAGAAATTTAAAAAAGAATTATTAATTAATATTTGAAAAGATTCGTTTTTTAAATCATAAACAGCTATTGCACAGTAAGCTCCAGAAGGTGCTGGTATAGAAATTTGATTATTAGAAGTATCACTAAAATTAGTTAAAAAAGCAAATATTCTACTATTATCTATTTCTGTATAAAAGCCAATACAAGTCAAGCCCGTTACGTCGTCTAGGTTAAAGCTTGTTAAAAGCTTATTTCCTAAAACATTTTCAAGAGCCCCAACGTCATCTCCTTCAGACCTACTTACACTAACGTTTTTAGCTTCTCTATATTCTCCATTAGATAATAACCTATCATCTAGGTCTTTGTTCATTTTAGACTTAACAAAAGTATTTTGTATTTTACTCATTTATTTTTATTTAATCCATTTAGATTTACCTCTCATTACCTGAGTAACTTGATCTAATTTTAAATTAGATAATCTTATTTTAGCATTTCTAAGCTTAGCTGATCTTTCTTTTTTGTATCTTTGAACAATATATTCTGGAAAATTAGCTCTAGTAGCTATTATAGAATACATTATATGAGCATATAAGGCATCTTCTGCCATTTTAGGTATTCTTGTATCCATATCATATGATAAACCGTCTGAGATGTATTCTAGCACTATTAAAGAAAGTGCCATACCACTAGAAAAAGAAAAAGTACCTAGTCTTTCGTTTATATTAAACCAACCATTAGATTGAGATATTTCAGGTTCTAATCCATATCTTTGACCATAATTAAGTTTCCACCAATCATAATCATAAACATCATTTGAATCATTTGTGACGTCTCCTGTAAGTTCTTCCGTGTTAAGGCTTTGCCATCTTTCTTCTGTAAATGATTGTTGAGCTTCATTATTACCACCAAAGGAATTTTGAGTTGGAATACCAGAAGAATCTTGTAAAGGCAATTCTGTTGGATCAGCTGTTAAATTATTTACAGGGTATATTATACGCTGTACACCATCTAAATCTATCCAAGAGCATCTAACGTAATTTACGTAATCCTGGGGTATTGGTAATGATAAGCTTGGCGGTATTGTTAATTCCTGTGATTTAATACTTTTTAAAGTATCATAACTAAACTCTTGTAAACCTCTTTTAGCATGAAATATAACATCAGATCTTTTGCATCTAGGTATTAATTTGTCCATACCTACATAAGCAACCATAAAATTATTAACTATATCTACAATGCTTACATAAGAATAGCTATCATAATTTTTATTTATAGATGGTTGTTTTAATTGTACAAATACACTCCCAGAAGATATAGTTCTTAAAGTTATTATATTGTTAGGAATGTCAGAAATATATGACAAATTTTCTGCTACTGGAGAGCCGTTTACATATATAGTGTAATTAGATGCATCATGTATTTGAACACCTGTAGAATTAAACGCGCTGATAACATCAGTTTCAAAAGTGCATTTAAAAGACGTATTAACAGCCGTTATATCTGGAAAAACCTGTTGTCCAGAATAGTATTGAGCATTTGTTTCAGTTATTATTGCCATATTTTATCTTTTTTGATTTGCTTCGCCACTTGCTAGTTCTTGAGAAACTGCTTGTACTATTTGTGGATCTCTTATAACTACACCTGCGTATTTTAATACTTCTAGTACAACTTCCGATTGCTGACTATCATCAATTTCAAATTGTTTAGTTCCGGTATTAGGTATTATTCCAGATCCAATTGTTTGTGATTGATATATGTATTGACCTAAAGTACCCGTGCTATAAGCCCAAACAACGTCTTGAGGTTTTCTAATATAATTAAAGCTTATATCTTCTTTTACTGGTGAATTTGTAGTTGGAAATACAGTTAATTTATTTCCTTTATACTTAGCTACTGGAAAATTTGAGCTAGGTTGAGTTAGTGGAGATAGTTTTATTTGATTGTAATCTCTATTACTTAATATTTCTATAGGAGGAGAATTTAAACCTCTATTGTAAGAAGCAGAACCAAATCTATGTAAGTTAGTTGGCTGAGTATAAACATTACCAGAAACACTTAGTGCAAAATTGTTTTCTTCAAAAATTTGAAACTCTTCCATTAGATGATCCATTCTTGAAGCAAATTCTACATTTGTTTTAGGCATGCGTATATACTGGTTGTAATCTTCAAAGAATTTTTCAAAGATTTCTAATTGAACTTGAGTAGCTATTTGATTAAACTCGTAAGGAGTTAAATAACCACGCTGTTCTTTATTAAGAATACTTAATACTGTTGTATATACCGTGTTTACGTCTATTGCCATTTTAATATTTTTAAAAAAAAAGGTGGCGTAAACCACCTTTATTTATAATCACTTGTTATTTTAGTTTTTTATTGATGGATTTATGAACCTCAAGCCCTTCATCTGTTTTAAACCAAGAGGCCATTGCCGAGTATGGGTTTTCATCAAAAGGAACGTTCATTAATTTACGACCATTACTTGCCCACATAAATGATTTATTATCTGGTGATAATTTTATTATATTAGCTTCAGTCGCTATAATAGCAAAATTTCTAAGCTGTACATTATCATCATTAGCTAATTCTATAAATAGAGCTGGATTTCTTTTTGAAAATAGCAATAAATCTCTTTTTAGTTCTTTAGAACTTAGTTTAGATACAGAAGAACCTTGTTCAACTCTTAATATAGCCTCTGCAAAGTCGATATCCATTTGAGAAGCTGCGTTCATAGCTAATAATTGTAATTCTAAAGTTTCTACTTCATCTATAGCTTCTTCAACTTGGTCATGCTCTCCAAAAACAAAACCTATATGAGGGTGTTTATACAAAAACTCTTGTAAATTTCTTTTTTCTTTAGGAACCATTAAATGACCACTTTCAAAAACAATATGTTTTAATGTAACCTGCCCTTGTTGTTCATCTACAAAAATACTTTTTTGATTTGTTGCATATCTTAATTCTCTTTCATATCCTAATTGTTTGTCAAACCAAACTAAAGGGTATCTAGTATTGTGCTTGCTAGGTAAAGTATATGTTAAAGGATTTTTACCTCCTAAAAGGTAATAATTTCTATCTTTATATTCCCAAGTGTCTTTTTTTACCTCAGGAGTTTTTACAGCTTTAGCTGTGGTTTTCTTTTCTTTTGTTTCCATAATATAATATAATATAATAATTAAAAAAGACCCCGCCGAAGCGGGATCTTATTATTGTTTTTTGCTAATTCACCTTAAGCGATTCCTCCAGCAATTCCAACTGACTGTACTTCCATAGTTGGAACAGTAGGTGCATTACCACCGTCTGTACCAGCTAACTGCATTGTATCAATAACTGATTGAACAATACTTGGTCTAGTTAAAGTTATACCTGTTAATGCAGCAACTTGAAGAGTATAGACAAGAATCTCTGCTGCTGCTGCCCCAACTCCTTCTTTAGTTACTAGTGCAGTTTTAATTGTTAAGTTTGTTGTACTTGTAGAATTTATTGTAACAATATCATCTACGTTTAACAACATCTCAGTAGCTTCGTTTGTTTGGTTTCTTTTAAATTTTATGTATGCCATAATTTCTATATTTTTAAATGTTTATAATTAATTAAGCTCCTTTAAATAACACGAAGTTATTAGCAGCTTGAGTTACTAAACATCTTTCAGATAAGAAGTTTACAGTCATTGCATCTAAATCAGAAGTGTAAGCTCCACCAACTGAACCAGTAATCCAGTTTTTGAATCTTCTATCTTCAGTTTCAGAAGCTCTGTATCTTACATGTAAGAAAGGTCGTCTAATATTAGATCCTAACATTTGATCGTATACTGTAGTTGTTCCAGCAGGAATCATTACACCATCAATCTCTTTGTCTAATCCTCTTGTAGAAGCGTCATTTAAGTACTTCCAGTCAGTCTTATAAAAGTCATAAGAACCTCTTCTAAATCCTGAAAATCCAAAATTCATTGCCATATCTTCTTCATTATCGAATAAACCATAAGAAGCTGACTGAGTAGAAGCATAACCTCCACCAGCTTGAGCAGCAATCATATCGTCAAAATCAAGAGCCGTAGATCTTGATAAGAATAACATGTTTTCTTCAATAGCACCTTGCTTGTCTAAGTTTTTAAGGATTTCATCAAAATCACCTAAAGCACCTGAACCAGGAGCAGCAGCCCCAGCAAAACCAGAGTATACATTACCTCTATCTTCAATAGCAGCAAATAAACCTTGTGTACCTTCATAATTTAAAGCACTCAAAGCGGTAGCGGCTCCAGCAGTTGTTTTTGCATCTTCACCTTCAACCATCATCATTTCAAGATAATCTTCAAAACGTAATCTAGTTTCAGACTCAGCCTTTAGATACCATAAGTATCCAGATGTTCCATCTTCAGTAGCAACTTCTACCCACCCAATTTGAGCAGTATCAGATCCATTTATTTCGTAAGTATCTTTGATAATTACAGGTCTGTTAGAAAACTGAGTAAAATTTGGCTCAATAGAACCTATCATACCAATTGTTCCTTTTCTAAATTCAGAACCGTAAACAAATATGTTTACAGCATTAGTTGCAAGTAATGCACCAGGAACAGTACTTGTTCCGTATAATCTACATACGACAGTTGTATCAGTAACACTAATTACTAACAATTTAGCAGTAACTAAACCAGTAGCTTGATCAGATATTAATATAGTTTGGTTGGCTCTTATAGCGTGCTTAGTTTGGTTTGCTCCGCCTAAACCTGTCCCAGTCAATGAAGGTGTAATAGTCACATCGTTACCAACATCTTTTGCACCAGCATTTCCAGGTGCAGATTGGCCAATATTTGCTCCTAAACCTTTATAAGCTACATGTAGTCTATTTTGTTCAGACCAAATTACTTGATCAGAAGTCATTGGCATTTCAGCTCCTACCATTCTCAAGAAACCACCTAAAGTTCTGTTTCCGTATCTTTCTACTTCCGCTTCATAAAGCTCAGGTAGATATTGTTGTGCGAAATCTTTTCCAGTTCCAGTATTGAACTCTAGGAAATTAGTTTCTAATGCCATTTTCTTTTGCGCTGGCACTATTGACGCCGGGAAACTCCCTTGATTTACTAAACTCATTTTATTTATTTATTAGTTTTTGTTTTTACGTTGTATTTTTAACTTAGAACTATCAACACCGGACATTGCCTTTACTTTAAATCCACTAATAAAAATATCACCTTCAGACGCAGGCGTCCTTGGAGTATTATTTATATTTTTAGATTTAGCAATAACATCTTTAACAGCATCAGCTTTGCCTTGCTCATAAAAATGTTTTGCTATAGTATCGGAATTTCCTGCCGCATAAATAGCTTTATGATAGCCAACATAATCTTTAACGTTACCGTCTTCATCCAAGAACCTCTTAACAAATTCAGATAGGTCAGATTGTTGTTTAGCAACTTCATTTGGGTTTGAAACTCCATATCTAAATCTTTTATCTCCTATATTAAATTCAAAACCTTTGAATTCCTCGGATAATAAGTCATTAGTATTTGCTTTAAACTCCTCGTGACGTTGTGCAACTATTTCTTGTTCCTTGTTATATCTATTGAAAAAGTCCGTAGCTTTCTGTTGTTCTTGAGTAACGCCCGGTCTCAACTTGATCTCGTCGTAATATTTACTCTTTGTTTTTTCCAGAAAATTACGTGCTTGTGCAATTTCTTCTTTATAAGCGAGTTTTTTCTTTTTTATAGCTCGCTCTTCATCCACTTCTTCATCCCAAGAAAAATTGTCTTCAAGTATGAAGTCAACTTCTTCTTTGTTTAAATGTGGTTTAGTATTTTTATAATATTCTCTCAGTAATGTATCTTCATCTATTTTAGTATAGTCAGCATTTAGTCTTACGTAATCTTCTACATTGCCTCCTGTATCTTCCATGAAGCTAACTAGTTTTTCTATGTTTTCTGGTAATTTCTTACTAATTACTTCTTCATCTCTAACAGCTTCTTTTAGTTCTTTAGTTACTTTTTGAGTTTCTTCTTTTATTTCTTCTTCAGTTATCTCTTGAATTATAGAAGGTTTTGTATCAACTTTTTCTTCTTTAATTTCTTCTTTTTCAACTTGCTCTATTGGGCTTTTTTTATCAACTGCTTTAACTTCTTCTTTTATTTCTATTTTAGTTATATCTTCAGTTTCTTTTTCTTTTGGTTTAGATAAATCAACTTTAACAGTTTCATTATTATTAACAAGATTTTTAGGTCTATTTATTTTCTTTTTTATTTTTAAACCTTCTTTTGTTTCGTCTACTATCGGTTGTTCTTTTGTTTTATTTGACATAATATAATATAATAATTAATAAATGTTATGAAACAGAAAACTGTTCCAATCCAAACCCGCCTAGGTTGTCATTACCTGCAGATTCAAAATTTGTTGGTAATAAATCATTTTTCTTTTGATCTATCATTTGGCTTTGTTGAGTTCCAATAAGCTTAGCTCTTTCATCTTTTCTATCTTCAATAAATTGTTCTTTATTTCTTTCAGATTCACCTTTAGCTTTAGTTAATTCCATATTAAAATTAAACTCGACTTCCATTAATTGTCTTTTTATCTCTGCTTCTCTTTCCATTTTGTTTATTTGAAACTGAGACTTAGCTTGCTCTATATTAACTGTAGTGTCCGCTAAAGCTTGTTGTTTTTGTACTTCAGCCATTGCAGTTCTTTCAGCAGTTTCAGCTTGCGCAGCCGCTTGAGCTTGTATATTAGCTTGTTGCGTTTGTTGATCTTGTTTTTGTTTAATTTTTCTTCTTTGCTTTAATAATTGATTAGCAAGTTTTAAATTATTAACTTGTCTAATATCAATTGCATCTTCTAAATTTATTTGACCACTTTGTAAAGCTACTTGAATATTTTGCTCTAATTTTGCTTTTTCTTCTTCATCAGGAGTAAGATCTAATAATATTCCAAAATCATATAAATGCAAATCAACTATATCTTCTAAAGTTCCTACATTATAAGAGCTTATACTTGATTTTAGTGCTTCTCTTGTTAAATCAAACTTAAGGCAATCAGCAACTCTTAATGCTATGTTTTCACAAGTTCTTAGCGTTAAATAAAGACTAGCTTGAACTATGTGTCTAGTGGCTGTATTAGAATTAGCTATAGCTATTTTTTGTAATCCAACCAAAGAATCTTTAGAAGGAGTACTACCGTCTCTAGCTTCGTTTAATCCAGTTACATCTCTTATCATTTGCAAGTAATATTGATAAGTTTGTATAAGTGATTGTATTTTAGCTTGACCACTTGAGGTTGACAATTCCTGTATAGGGACTTTACCTGGATTCATATTACCATCTTGAGTCATAGATCTACCTATTATACTACCAGTTTGAAAATACATATTCAGAGCCTCTTGTGGATTGTAATTTGTTCCATTGCCTAAATCTATCTCAGCTAAACCATCAGCATCTAAATAAACACCATCAGGAACTACTCTAGACATGACTTGCTGCAGTTTTAAATGTGTTAATTGAATCATATCAGCAAAACCTGTTATACGAGAAACTAAAGACTGTATACGCCCTTTATACATTCTAGGTGCACATAAGCTATAATTCATATTAACTTTGACTAAATTCGACTCAGGTCTTGTCATATTTTCAGATAAACCCCAACTTAACATCATTTCATGCCCTAGTAATTTAGCTCCACTATATAATACTTCAATTGATCTAGATAATCTATCAAAGTTGTCATTTGGCTCTGGGTTAAACGTGTCTGGTTTTTCTAATGCTTTTTCTAATCCCGTAGCTGTTTGTTTTATTTTAAAAACTTGATCAGTATATGTTTTATATTCAAAGTATAATACGTAAATACTATTACTGTCATTGCCACCATCGTATTGATTAAGATAACTGCTATTACCAGGATATTTTTGTATTTTTTCTAATTCTGACTCTGTTAATTTTGGAAATTCTTGTTTAAGCTCAGCTAAACTTATTTTTTTAACTTCTCCAACATACCATATATCTTCAAAATTAGGATCTTCACTATAGGAGTATACTAATCTAGCAGGATCAACATAGTCTACAGTTATACCTTCTGCTTTATTGAAACTTGTTTTAACAGCTCCTATACCTAAAATAACTAAATCTTGATTAAACCTTCTTCTAGTTAATTCATATTTATTCCTATCTAAAGTATTATTTATTAATTCTTCTTCAGCTATTTCAACAGACTGCTTATAGTCTAGTTGCATATGAAGTTCAAGTTCTTCAGAATTTTGAGGAAGATTAGCAGGATCTTTAGAAGAATATAAATCTAAATTTAATACATTTTTTATATTATCTAAATATTCTTTAGTTTCTATATCTCTAAGTATTCTAGTAGCATATTCAGTTCTTTGTTTTAGAGATGCTGGATCTTGTGCGTAAGCTTTTACTTCATAAAGTTTTTCAGACATACCATTAACTACTATATCTACAAATTTAGATATCACTGGAACAGGTTGCCAGTCTAGGTTTAAATAAGACAAATCACCATTAATAGCTAATTCATCTTTGTATTTTTGCACAGGCTGTTCACCTCTAGCATATAACCTAAGATTTCTAAAATTGTTAAAATTAGTAGAATATCTATTACCTAAACCGTTTCTAGTTCCACTAAACCATTCGCCTTCTACAGCTCTACCTACTTGCAAACCATATTCATAGCTTGATTTTATCTCATCGGAAACTACTTGATCTGGGAAAGTGCTATTAGTATCAGTGTATATCATTTATTTTATTATTTGAGAAGAAAACCCTTCATTATTATATCTTTTAATTCCTAAATCAATATTTTTATTTGCTCTTTTAGGAGTTGGTCTATATAAGTTTTTATTACAAGCCATTATAGCCAAACCAGAACTAATTGTAGCATCGTGTTTTGTTCTATTATTTATATTAAAAACAGCCCAGTCTTCTAATGTTTTTTGGTGATACATATCACCATAATTGTTTCCATTAACTCCTACGTATTTTTCTATATAAGACTCTATTGCAGCGGCATGCGCTTGTTTAATATCTTCACTTGAATTAGGTATTCCACCTATTTCTTTTTCTGTTACAGATAATTTATTCCAAATTTTATCAGGACGATTAATTGAAAAACCTCTGTAGCCTCTTCTTTTAAAATAATACAATAATCTAGGTTTATTATTTTCACATAATATAGGCATACCATAAAATAAACAAGCCATTAGTATTTCTTCAAAAAATATTTCAGCAGTTTGAGGTCTAGCTATGTATTCTAAAAAAAAATGATTAGGTGGAGCATTTTCCATGCTAAACTTTGTTAAACCGTGTAAAGATCCATTAGATCCTTTACCATCAACAGTTCCACTTATATCATAACTATCACAACCAAAAGCACCTACATGCTCATTACCAGGATATTTATTTCCATTTTTTAATATAATTGAATTTTGCAAATCAACTGGAGGAACCCAAGATATATTAAATCTACCATTTTTATTAGGATAAAATACTACTTTACTATCTTTAATTCCATTAATCCATTTAAAACTTCCTTTTGTTACTGAATTATTGTTATTAATTTCTTCATTATAGTCTATTTGTTGGTAAATTCTTGTTAAATTAAATAAACTTTGTTTAGACTCATCTCTAAAAGCGTGTTGTTCTGTTCTTGGGAATTGACGATAATATTCATTTAAACTGTCTTGATCAGACTTTAATCCTTCAACCTCGTTTTGCCAGTGTTCAATAACGCCTGTTGTAATGTCGTAACCGTCGACTCCTTTGATTGAATCTTTTTCTCTAACGAAAACAGGTGATCCGTAAGAATCCATGAATCCTTCGTAGTTCCATTCCATAGGGACGAACAAAGAATAGAGTCCAGAAGAAGTTTGTCCGTTGCGATTTCTTTTTGTAACGTCTGAATTATAGTATAATTTTTTGAAATTATTTCCACCTTTATCTAATGCGTTTGAAGTTGAGCCCATCATACACTTGCCTACGATTCTTGATCCTAGCCTTAGTGTTGTTTTTGTAACTCGCCAGTTGTTTAATATGTTGTCCGGTCTTTCCCATTTTCCGCTTTCGTCGTGTGCTAATAATTTTAATTTCTCACCATCGTAAGAGTTGTCACC